GCTCGAACGTAAAGCCGTTCCCCATACTTGAGAACATTTCACAGAGATGTTCTTCTCCATCAATCATTACAACGGGTGAACGTATATCCATAAGATATGCCGTCCACACCGGAGGGAGAAAGGTATGAACTAGTTCCAACGATACGGAATCGCTAGCACTAGAAAGATCTAGCGTGGCTAAGGCTCCGGTGAGAGAACCATAGTGAGCTAAACCTTGATTACGGGATTGATCGTTGAGATTTATTCCCAACGTCCGTAATCTCGCACGGATGAAATCACCCACGCCCTTTTGCAGAAACATATTGATATCGGGCTCTTTACAAGCCACTCTATCAATCTCTGTATTTTTTGGGACAGTGAACAGATCCGATCCCCTGACAATCCGTAAGGATAAATCAGGTCTAAGAAACCAGTGCGGCGTGTCGTCGTTACTGACATACCACAAAGGAGCCTCAGTTAGAAGAAGATCGAACCAGAACATAGCAGATTCAGTTATGTCTGCTATACCGACGAACTTCTCGGCCGGATGGCTTTGAGTTCGTTTCCTGCTGGTCGTCGCTCCCCCGCTGAAACCCCCATAAAGGGTCTCTAAGGGAATTGTCGACCCCAACACGCGCTCGATAAACGCGCGGGTCCACTCCACGAAACGATCCCACGACACACCGGGAAGAATTTGATACCCGGGGTCAGTTATTAGGAATCGTTCATTCGTACTGGCGTTATTCCTCTCAACGAGGAGCCATTTCAATATGGCACGGCTCCGCCTCCACGAGGCGGGATCCGTTTCATCAGATACGAACTTACTAAAGCACATATCTTTTAGATAATCGTGCTTCGGAGATGATGGGAGATTAATTAACCAATCTCTCACCATAGGCAGGACGTCGGTCTGGACCCTCGCATTGGCGTTGTATAGCCGTTTGCGAGTCCCGTTGTTTTGCATAGTCATATGCAAATCCTCCATAACGTTGATTAAGGAGATAGCCTATTAGATAAAACAGGCTTCCGATTATCACGACGTACGTGATCAGTAAGACCACGTATGCTGGTGCCGTAAAGTGTCTCATAG